CCCGCGTCGAGGTGCTGGTGCGCTTTGCCAATGCCCCCACTGGCACCAGCGTGCAAAGCCGGTCGTCCGATGACCGGGTGCGGGTCAGCGCCTCGGTCGGTCCGGCGATGGCGGGGGTCAACTGATGGGCTGGCGGGACCGGTTACAACAGGCCAGCTTTCGCGGCGTCCGGTTCGAGGTCGAAAGTCGCAGCCTGCAAGGGGGGCGGCGGGTGGTCGAGCATGTCTATCCCCAGCGCGATGGTTCGGGGGCCGAGGACATGGGACGGCAGGCACACGGCCTGAGCGTCAAGGGCTGGCTGTTTGGCACCGACTATGATCGCAACCGTGACGAGCTGATGGCGGCGCTGGAGCGCGCCGGGGTGGGCGAGTATGTCGATTGCTGGGGCAAGCACCACCCGGTGGTGGTGACCGGCTGGACGATGTCGGAGAGCCTGGCTCAGGGCGGGATGGCCACCTTTGACATCACCTTTCGTGAACAGTCTGCCGATGGCCATCGCGTCGAAACCGACACCGCCCATGCGGTCACCACTGCGGCCAGCACCGCCCGTAGCGCCGCCACCACCTCGTTCCTGCGCCTGTTTACCGTCAGCGGCAACAATGCCTGGCTGAGCGATGCCGTCGCGGTGGTACAGGTGCTGGCGACGGTGGTCGGGGCAACCATCGCCGGGGTGACAGCGATCACCGACAGCGCCAAAGCGCTGGTGGCGCTGGTGCCGTCGCCGGTGACGCTGGCGCAGGGGCTGCTTGACCTGTTCTCGACCATCGGCAGCAGCACATCATCTGCCGATCAGTGGACCACCTCCCTCGCCCTGACCCGCTTTGGCGATGCCATCCCCGCTGCCCGCGCCCGTGGCGGCCTCTATGGCAGCGAGGAGGCAACCACCCCGTGGGTTCCGCTGGCCTCACTGGCGCAGGTCCGCGCCGCCGTGACCGCCGCCACCACCGGCGCGTCGCTGTCGGTGGCCGACCGGCTGGCGGTCAACCGGGCGGTGCTGGTGGCGGTGGTGGGGGATCTGGCCCTCAGCCAGATGGCCGAGGCGGCGTCTGCCACCAGTTACGACAGCGCCGCTGCGGCTCTGGCGGCCCGCGATACCCTGTCGGCCCGTATCGACGCCCGGCTGGACAGCGCCGATGACACCCTGTTCGGCCCGCTGCTGGCGCTGCAAAGCGCCTCGGTCTCCGACCTGACCGGGCGGGCGGCCCAACTGGCCCGCAGCGTCCACTATACCCCGGCCACCACCCAGCCCGCGCTGGTGCTGGCGCACCGCCTGTATGGCGATGCCAGTCAGGGGGCTTCGATTGTCGCCCGCAATGGCCTGCGCCATCCCGGCATGGTGCCGGGCGGGACGACCCTGTCGGTCCTCAGCCCGGAGAGCACAACGGAGAGCACATCATGACCACGCCGCCAAAGCTGACCCTATGGGTTGATGGCCGGATTCACAGCGGCTGGACTGCTGCCGGGGTCGAGCTGGCGCTGACCCAACTGTCCAATGCCTTCACATTAGAGGTGACAGACGGCACGGCGACCGGCCAGCCCGCACCCATCGCCATTTCTCCCGGTGCGGCCTGTCGGCTGGAGATCGCCGGGCAGCGGGTGATCACCGGCTGGGTCGATCAGGTCAGCCCGTCCTTTGCCGCCTCCAGCCACACCATCGCCGTCTCTGGCCGGGATGCGGCGGGCGACCTGTGCGACTGTTCCGCCGAGATCGGTGAGTGGCGCGGGCAGACACTGGAAACCATCGTTGCCGCTCTCTGCCGCCCCTTTGGCGTGGCGGTCAGCGTGCAGGACGGGGTCGATACCGGCGAGGCCTTTTCGCGCTTTGCCGTGTCGGCCGGGGACTCGGTGCAGGAGTGTATCGAGCGGCTGGCCCGTCAGCGCGGCCTGCTGGTGTGGTCCACCGGCCTTGGTGGCCTGATCATCGGGCGGGGCCGGGCCGGAGTGCCGGTGACCCGCCTGCGCCGGGGGCAGCACATCCTCGACGCCAGCGGCCAGAACAGCCACAGCGAGCGGTTTTCGCGCATCACCGTTATGGGGGCCAAGGAAGGCGCATCCGATCTGTGGGGCGATGACAGCGCGACAGTCACCCAGTCGATGGGGGTTGCCAGCGATCCGGAAATCACCCGCTATCGGCCCCTGATCCTGTCACCGGAAACGCAAGGCTCCAGCCTGTCGATGGGCGAGCGCGCCGAGTGGGAACGCCGCAGCCGGGCGGGCAAGGGACGCCAGTACAGTGTCAGCGTGCAGGGCTGGTTTGCCATCGCAGACACCCTGTGGCGACCCGGCCAGACGGTATCGCTGACCGACGACTGGCTGGGGGCAGACGGTGATTACGTGGTGTCAGCGGTTCGGCTGGACCTGACCGACAGCGGAGGGACAACCGCCGCCCTGACGCTGGTGCCGCCCGAGGCCCTCGATACCCTCGCCGAACCCGAGGCCGCCAAATCAGGTACATCCGGCAAGGCTGAAAGTGATCTCTGGTCATGACCGCAGTCGTGCAACAACTCCGCATCCTCGGTCGTCGGCTTGGTCTGCTGATCGGGCGGGGCATCCTGACGCTGGTCAACGATGGTCCGGCCTGTCAGCGGGTGCAGAGCACGTACCTGCCCGGCGAAGTGCGCGAGGCGATGGAGCGCATTCAGGATTACGGCTTTACCAGCGTCCCCCATGCCGGGCAGGAGACGCTGGCGCTGTTCGTCGGCGGCGACCGCTCCAACGGGGTGGTGATCGCGGTCAATGATCGTCTCTACCGCTTGAAGGGCCTGCAAACCGGCGAGGTTGCCCTGTACGACGATCAGGGGCAGGTGGTGCATCTGACCCGCAGCGGCATCACGGTCAGCACGCCGCTGTCGGTGACGGTCAGCGCCGGGCAAAGCCTGCGTCTGGAAGCCGAAGACATCGCCCTGCATGGCCGCACTTCGCTGTCGTGGGACGTGGACGGTTATGGCCGCCGCGTCACCAGCACCGGCGGCGGCAGTTACGAAGACAAGACCTGGCAGCAAGGGGCGGTCGTGACCCCGCACATCCTGCCGATCCACCCGCCCGAAGGGCCATGAAAGAGGCCGTCAATGGACCTGCAAACCGTCTTTAACAGCGAAACGCTCGAAGCCGACTGGGCACTGTCTGCCGGGTCGCTGGCCTCCGAGGCTGGCTTGCGCTCGGCAGTGGTGATCAGCCTGTTCACCGACCGCCGGGCCGAAGTCGATGACCTGTTGCCCGATGGCTCGGGGGACCGGCGGGGCTGGTGGGGCGATCTGGTCGCCCCGGCCAGCGCTCCGGCCGGCCAGCCATGGCTGACCGGCTCGCGGCTGTGGTTGCTGTCCCGCGAAAACCAGACCACCGCCACCGCCCGCCGGGCTGAAACCTATGCCGCCGAAGCGCTGGCGTGGATGACCCGCACCGGGGTGGCCAGCACGGTCAGCGTCACCGCCAGTTGGGAGGATCGCGGCTGGCTGGCCCTGCGGGTGGTGATCACCCGGGCCGATGGCGATGCCGAAACCTATGACCTGATCTGGCGGGGAGATTTGTGATGGCCTATGACCGTCCGACACTGAGCGAGCTGATTTCAACCACCGAAGCCCAGTTTGATGCCCGTCTGGGCACCGCTCAGGCCCGCTTGCCCGCCAGCAACCTGTCGGTGCTGGCCCGCGTGCTGGCCGGTGGCGAGCATGGCCTGTATGGCTTTATCGACTGGATCGCCCGCCAGATACTCCCCGATACCGCCGAGGCCGAAGTGCTCGACCGTCACGGCAGCATCTGGGGCGTCACCCGCAAACAGGCCACCAAAGCCAGCGGCACCGCCACCGTCACCGGCATTGCCGGGGCAACGCTGCCCACCGGCACCGCCCTGCAGCGCAGCGATGGCCTCGGCTATCTCACCACCAGCGCCGTCACCCTGACCGGCACCACCGCCGCCGTGCCGGTGGTTGCCAGTGCGGCCGGGGCAAGCGGGAACACCGACGCCGGGGCCACCCTGACCCTGCCGTCAACGCTGGCCGGGGTATCCTCCACCCTGACCGTCAGCGCTGGCGGGTTGAGCGGCGGGGCCGACATCGAGGCCGACGACAGCCTGCGCAGCCGCATCCTCGCCCGCATCCAGCAGGCTCCCCATGGCGGGGCGGCCTTTGATTACGTCACCTGGGCGCTGGAGGTCGAGGGCGTCACCCGTGCCTGGGTCAACCCCGGCTACATGGGACCGCACACCGTCTGCGTGACCTTTTTGTGCGATGAGCGGGCCGACCCGATTCCGACCGCCACCGACGTCGAGGCGGTACGGGCAGCCATCGCCGCCGCCCGCCCGGTCACCGCCGCCGATCTGTATGTCTTTGCCCCGGTGCCGGTGCCGCTGGACCTGACCATCGCCCTGACGCCCGGCACCGCCACCGTCAAGGCCGCCGTTGTGGCCTCGCTGACCGACTTCATGGCCCGCGAGGGCCTGCCCGGTGCCACCATCCCGTTGTCCCGCATCCGCGAGGCGATCAGTCAGGCGACCGGCGAAACCGATCACAGCCTGATCAGCCCGACCAGCCCGCTGGTCTGTGCCTTTGGTCAGATCGCGGTGCTGGGCACCGTCAGTTGGGCGTAAGGGGGCATCATGGAAACCTCTGCCGCCTATCTGCAGATGCTGCAAGCCCTGTTGCCGCCCGGTGCCGCCTGGAGCCGGGACCCGCAGGCCATCCTGACCATGGTGCTGGGCGGGATCGCCGATGGTCTGGCGCAGGTTCATACCCGCGCCGAAGGCCTCATTGCCGAGGCCGATCCGCGCACCACGCTGGAGATGCTGCCCGACTGGGAACGGGTGCTGGGGCTGCCCGATGCCTGTACCGGTGTCCCCGAGACCATCGCCGGGCGGCAGCGGCTGGTCCATGCCCGCTGGACCGCGCGCGGTGGTCAGTCGGCGGCTTATTACACGGCGGTGGCTGCTGCCCTTGGCTACAGCATCACCATCAGCGAGCACCAGCAGGCCACCTGCGAAAGCCCCTGTACCGCCGCACTCGACCCGCCGCCGTGGCACCACGCCTATGAGGTCAACGCCCCCGCCGTCACCGTCGCCGAACTCGACTGTGTGGCCGGGGGCTGTGACGAACCGCTCCGCACCTGGGGCAATCAGGCCCTGGAATGCGCCCTGACCCGCCTTGCCCCCGCCCATGCGCTGGTGCGCTTTGTTTATGGAGGAGACTGATGCAGCGCATTGACCATCAAACCGCCGACAGCGACCTGTTCGGGGTCGGCAAACCGGGCTTTACCGGTGGTGACACCACCACCGGCGTCCCGTCCACCCGCCTGACCCCCGACTGGTGCAACGCTGTTCAGGAGGAGATCGCCCGCGCCGTCGAAGCCGCCGGAATTACCCTCGACCCTGACAACCACGCCCAGCTCGCACAAGCGATAACCGCCATGGTCGCCAGCGGGGCGTTCAGCGGCAAATGGTCGGACCTCACCGGCAAGCCTGCCTTTGCCACCGTCGCCACCACCGGGGCCTGGGCCGACCTGAGCGGCAAGCCGGTCCTGGCCACGGTGGCAGTGAGCGGGTCTTATGCTGATCTCGGTAGCAAGCCCGATCTGACGGCGCTGTCCGGGTACGCAAAGACGACCACCGGGGCCAAGGTGGAGGCATTTGACATGTACAGCGCCGATCTGAACGCCATCGAGAATACTCCCGGCATCGTGGTCACGGAGTGTAGCGATACAGTTACCAACCGCCCCAGCCAGATAACAAGCAACAGCTTGCTCCTGCAAATCGCAGACGGTGGCGGGAATGATATTCGTGCACAGTGGCTGCTGTCCCCCAGCGGCAGCAGTGTGTACCAACGGATCAAGTGGGGTGGCGGGCTGCCTGGAAACTGGTCCGCCTGGTGCACCATTTGGTCATCCGCCAATGATGGGGCTGGATCGGGACTGGATGCTGACCAACTCGATGGGCTACACGCCAGCCAGATCACCGGAGCTGTTAAAAAATACCTCGTTCTGGATCAGTACAATGGCAACATCATCCGGAACAGCCTGGGAATTTCGTCGATCACCGATCATGCTGTCGGGCAGTACACGGTGAGCTTCACCACGCCATGGCCGTACATTTATTATGTCCCGGCCAGTTGCACCGTTGGCGATACCGGCAACCCGGACTGCGCTGTGATCGAAGATGAGCCGAGTTTACAACTGTGGACGACATCACAGATCCGCATGGCGCACAAGGTTTCGGGGACCGGCAGTTATGTCGATGGCCGTCCCGACACCCTCATCTTTGCCGGGATGTAACGATGCTCACCACCTCGCAGCGGATCGCTGCATGGCGGGGCACCCCGGTTCCCGGACAGTATGCCATCGCCTTTGAAGCAAGCATCGACGAGCCGGTATCGGTGCTGATTCCCGACCCGTCGTGGCTGGCGATGGCTCTGGCCGGAGGGATCCTGCCTCCCCTCGACTCCTACGCCGGAGGGCTGGAGGCGGTCGATGCCGCCGCTCCCCTCGGCCCGATGACCGAAGAGCAGGCGATGGAATATCTGCTGCAAAAGGATGTTCCCCGCCACGTCTGGGATGCCCCGGCAGGCAATCGCCGACGTTTCGCCATCACCCGGAAAGACATGCTGCCCACAAGTCGACAGTGGCGCGGAGCATGGAAGCTGAAGGATTTGAGCAATGACTGATACCGATGCCATCCAGGTGCAAGGCAGCCCGTCTGCCGACGCCAGCACTGCCGAAATCCCGGCAACCGTCTCCGTTGAGGTGAACGGCAGCGTCATCGACAGCGAGCACACCCAGGCTCTGGAGCGGACTTTCCGCGATGCCTGGGTACTGGAGGGCGACGTCGTGGTGATCGATATGGGGACGGCTCGGGATATCCATCGGGTAGCCCTGCGGCGGGAGCGCGAAGCACTGTTTGCTCCCTACGATGACACCTTGCGCCGACTGGCCCGCAAGGGCCTGCTCGACGGGCTGAGTGAAGAAGAGCGAGCCGAAGCCCGTGCCGCCGAAGCAGCCTGTCAGGTCTTGCGCGACATCACCGCCGATCCCCGGATCGAAGCGGCCGGGACGCCCGATGAACTGGCTGCCCTGACCATCACCGCGCTGCTCGCCTGAAGCGGCGGGAGGCCGGGGTGTTAGCGCACCCCAAGCCGCGAGTTAGGCCCTCGCACAGTCAAACTGCTCCCGCCATCCCCTGCAGGGGGCGGGAACTATCGGAAAATCAGATCATGGAGTCCATCCCCCTTATCCGCTGCCCCGCCTGTGGCAAGCTGTTGTGCCGCGCACAGGCGGATATTATCGAGATCAAGTGCCCCCGTTGCGGGCATTTGCACACCCGGAGAGCCACGAGCCCCCAATCCGCGACCGTCGAGTCGCCCGTTAAGGAGGCTTTTAATGGCCGAGTATCACCCGGTAAAACCCCTCAAAAGCCCGGTCGCCTGGGTCGGTGGCAAACGCCGTCTGGCTGAGGCCATCTGTGAGCAGATCGACCGGATCGATCACCAGACCTACATCGAGGTGTTCATGGGCATGGGCGGGGTGTTCCTCGCCCGCCCCCGCCGCCCCAAAGCGGAGGTGATCAACGATGCCAGCCGTGATGTGGTCACCCTGTTCCGGGTGGCAAGGCACCACCCGGAAGCCTTACTGGCCGAGATGCGGCTGTCTCTGGTCAGCCGGGCAGACTTCCGCCGCGCCTGCGCCACGCCGCCCGAGACGCTGACCGACATTCAGCGGGCGGCACGGTTCTTTCTGATCCAGCGGCTGATATACCGTAGCCGGTGGAGGTGCTCAGGCGGTCAGCGAGCTGCTGGTGATCGGAGGAGGAGGCCAATAGGCAAAAGCCCCGCCTTACGGGCGGGGCTTCTTTCTTGCTGATCTTTACCTCTTGGAGTGGTGTGGTCATACTCGCTCCACCAATTGTAAAGGAGGAGAGGCTGCCATGAGTACCGTCATGGGGTATCTAACCGTTATCCTGCTTGTTAGCGGGATTATAGCCATAATCTGGGGGGTTGCGTCCAAGACCCAACGGAAGAAAAAAATTCTTGTAGGGATAGGGTGCGTCGTTACCTGCTTTATAGCGCTGAGTTTGACGGGTTATCTTTCGATGGCCGAAGATACCGCCGCAGGCAATTTTGACAGCCGCGAGCAGATGCTATTAGCCAAAAGAGCAGGCTTCGACAGCAAGGCCGAATTTGAGGCCTTTGTTGCGGAACACCCCAACTGGGAGGCCGAGGCAAAAGCTGAACAGGAACGTCAAGCGGCCAAAGCCAAAGCCGAAGCTGACCACAAAGCTGCAACAGATGCTGCCGCTGAGCTTTCGGCCTGCCGAGCCGACCTCAAGTGTTGGTTAAAACGGCACAGTGAAGACTACTATCTCGCCTGCAGCAAGGCTATCGAACAACGGGCACAATACGATATCAAGTGGGCAACATCTGACACAAACGAACGCTACTCGAAGGCCCTAATCCTGGAACAGGAGCGCGGTACCATTCAGGTGTTCGGGGATGCCGTCAAATTGCAAAACGGCTTTGGCGCATGGCAGAACCATGCCTACATGTGCACTTTCGATCCTGTGTCCAAAACCGTCCTGGATGTCACGGTCGCTCCTGGGCGGCTCTAAACGGCTCTTGGCAAAAGTGTTCGGTTCTTCGAAAGTAATAAGCCCCACCATCATGATGGTGGGGCTTTCGTATATTGTGTTGAGACCGCGAAGCCTGAATGATGAAAATCAGAGTGCTCTAAGACCAATTGTCTGACACTCCAAAATCTATCGGCGCGCTACAT